GTTTTCACCTATAGCTTTATCATGTTCCAATTGTGTATTAATAGGGCGTTCAATTTTCCTATCCAGGGCCGATAATCTTTCTAATTGTGCCGCGACAAGACTTGGAGTCGTATTTAATAGGGCAAGATCCGTATGCGTCTCATCCGTTTCATCCGTTTCTGAATTTTTAATACTTTCATATGTTCTATCATATAGATTACGTACTCTTTGGACAAACTGTTCAGATTGAATACGTTGTTTACGAGCAGCTAATCTATCTCCCCGTTCTGTTGCAAATGTTGTAAATACATGGGCATAATGCTCAGCACTTTCTGGATCGCCTCCAACCGTAGTTCTATGTGTAAGTGCATCTACTTCTGTTTCCGTTAAGGCGATTGGATCATTTTCTGTAGTTAGTTTATTTGCTTGTTCCTCTATTGCCGTTGTTTGTCGCGTTGTTGCATTAAAAGCAATAGTTAATCGAGCAGCAGCTCTTTTAGCTCTCGCATTTCTCGCTTCAAGTTTTTCTTCTTGTGCGACTGTTGCACGAAGAAGTTCGTCGTGTTCAGCCCTCTCTCTAGCAGCAACTAATTCTGCAGCCTTAGCCTCTGCCCTTGTTCGTCTTGCCTCTGCTGCTGCGCTGGATGCCGCCGCTCTTGCTGCTTTTTGTGCTTGAAGTTCATCTATTGCTATCTGTTTTGTTTTCGCATCAGGATCAAGATAATATTTTATAAAAGCATTGACCATAACGTGGCTTGGAAGTCGGCAAAAGAATCGTATCATAATTAAATATTCATATACAAGGAAAGCTTTTGCCCGATTTGTGCTTCCACGAACTTTATTAATATGTCCAATATGTAAATTGATGGTTGTTACGATCGGCGCGATATATTTACTTATTCTGGTGAGTGTAAGATGCGTGTAATCATTTTCTTTTTTAAAAATAGCAGCACAATCATGTGATTTATTTCCAGCATTTTGTTTGATTAGTCGAATGGTCTTGTTTATTCCATCAGGATCGATCGCATATGTATCATTGTCTACTTTAATATATTTTATATTGTTTTTTGTTAAATTACAACACGCATGTGCCCATAAATATTCGAGTTTTAATATATCGACATGATATTGATTTAGATCCTCAATAGACGACCGATGTTGATAGAGATTCAAATGAAGAAGAGCATCAGTAATGGGTAAAATATGTTCACATTGTGCTGTATCTTTACCCTTACCTTCTAATGTTAATCCACAAATCCAACAATGTGTTTTTCTCTTTACAATAGCATTACATTGTGAAGTAGGATCCAGTGCTTCTAAAATATCACGAGCTTCTTTCCCTGACATTTTTCCAAGAAATTGACTACAAAAATCGGTATATTTTGCATCATCTCTTAAATCAGAAAAATGGTTTAATGCCCACTTTATTTTCTCTTTTAATGTATTCTTTATAACGACTATGTCATCTAATGATGGAGTAGGATGTATAGCACCTCTAGCAGGAGGAGGTATATAAGTATCTAATAATGTTGTAAAAGATGATATTAAAAACTCTGACATATTATCAAGTACAGATTTTCCACCTACGTTTGCTTCATTATCCATCCATGTATGAATATTATCAATCAGAAGTCCAAAATCAACCTTAAGTGAATTTACTTCCTGTTGCATGGTACCAAATACGTGTCGAAGATCATATTTAGATGGGCTGACGGCCTGTGCGGGGACTAGTCCTTTTTCTTCTTCTTCAACGAGCACTCTTTTAGCAGATGCCATATCTATTTCCTCCCCATAAAATAAATAAAGAGACCGTACGAACTCCAATCGAGACTGAACCGTGCGCAATGTAACACCGTAAAATATAGACAGAACAGATAGTATGCGATTCAAAGATAAACGAGTGGCAACAATCAAAACAACGGATGATATGGTGAACATCCTAGAATCAAAAGGAAACTCCCTCAAAGATTATAAAAAAGGAAAGACGGTTACGGTACACGATAAGATGCAGAAAGGATACTCGTATCTACTGGAAGAAAATCCTGGACAACAGTTTCACCCCGAGTTCAAACCGGCCTATACGCCGGCGGAGATGTTGGCGATGGGCACGTTTGAGGGAAAATACCTCAATGATTGCGTCCTAGAGTTTCCAAAAGAGTGGTTTCTTGGTGCAATCAAAAAGGGCAAGCTCTCCCCTCAAGGTGCGGATCCTACCATTAACCAGTTTCATGTGAAGTCACGGCAGAACCTGGATGTATGGCAGGAGAATGGATGGGTGCCGAACCGGGCTCATCATATCGCTAAACAATATGCGGTGTTGTCGGATTCATCCCTCAATCATGATATCAGAGGCTGGTTTCAATGGTATTGTCGATACTGGATGGGACGCAGAGTGCCTGAGTTAGACCTCGTACAAATCAAACGATGGAAGGCATTTGTGCGACATGCGGGACAAGTCAAAGCGAATTGTAAGAAAGGCGATTTGTCGTGTCGTGTCGTGAGCCGACAGGCGTTATTACAATGGGCACACGATCCATTTATTTAATGCTTGCGACGATGACGACGGGTACGACGGGTACGACGAGACTTACGACGTATTGTCTTCTTTCCACCCGATGGATTATTTGTATTGAATTTGTTAAGAGCGGCTTGTTGTGCAGCCGCAGCAGCCACTACATCACCTCCAGGCGCATTAAGAGCATCATAATATGCCTCAGATCCTAATGATCTTCTTTGTTCTGTACGAGCATTAGACTGTCCGCTATGGCGTCCCAATACTAGAGCAGGAGGCGCCGCGGCGGCCGCAGCAGGTAGTCCATTAGCAGCAGGTAGTCCATTATTAAATGTAAATAGCCGAGGTAATCCTAATACAGATCCAGTGCGACCAGAAGGAGGCAGAAGATTACGATTTGATTTTGACATGTTACTGACTGCTTTTCGTGCAGCGTGTCTGTTTCCTGTAGCCTCAAATACAGTTCTAAATGTATTTGCCCTGGTAATGCTTCTAGGATCATCATTCTGTGCATTACCAGGAGCCAATACTGGTATGTATGGAGGAGGTGTGTATGCTGCGGCTGCACCATTGGCCGCTGCGGCGGCGCTATTTAACTGTATCATAGGTACACCTGGCATTGCATCATTTACCACTGCCTGCGGCGCCGCCCGCACTGCATGAAACTGAAATAATCCACGTTGTGTATTATCACTAGGATAATTTTTGCTGTATTGTATAGCCCTGTTTCTGCTTGCATTCATGGCAACCTCGTCTGCCATGGCGTGTGTCATGCCCTTTGTAATTGCGTTATTAAAAGCTTGATTCGTAATATTATTTCTAGTATTATTACGACGAACAGCAAATCCACGTCTGAAACCAGGAGCAGGAGGTGCATTTGATGAAGCAGCGGCAGAAGCACCATTGGAGTTAGCACGAGACATTATACTATTCTGTTAGATTATTTTCTTCTTCCTCTTCTTCTTCTTCGACTTCGTCTTTTACTTTGACAACAGAATGCCCTTTATTGTATTCTCTTGTAAACATGGACTTTACTTTAGTTGGAATCTCACTAGATCCAAACATCGTTTCAGAGATCTCAAGAAGTTGATCTCGATTTAACCGTATAGTATCCATACGCCCAATAATTCCCTGAATGGCCGACAAATCGCCTTTCTCGCCTTTCAATCCAGAAAGGGGTTTCAATAAGATTGTTTGAATCGCCTCTGTTTCTTCCAGTCGTACAGAAGAAGCAGAACGTCCGCGGACACGCCCAACCTCTTCCATCCATCGACGATGTTTACCACGAGTCGCATTTTTCCCAAGGAGCTTAGGAAAGATTTGAAAGGGACAGGGTCCCGTAACCTTACGCGAAGTTGCCACAGTGGAATGAACAACATGGGGCAACAAAGACCAATCCTGTGTTTTCCACTGACGACAACTCATCAAGTCGCCAAAGGATACTTGTTCAGAAGCAGCGACCGCTTCATCGAGTGTCTTCGAAGCAGCCAAGTACGCTTCTTGAACCATAAGGGGGACCATGCCATAATCGACGTAGACGAAATCGTCCGCTTCATTTAAAGAACAGCGTTTATTGCTCATTAATTTCTGGGTGGCAGAGAATAAATCAAGACGAAGTGTGGCATCTTTTTGTGACGCATGCGTGCCCCCATCGAACTGGAGTTGGTTGATGATAGACCGAATGTCATTTCCACCGGTTTCACATAGTGTTTCCAGTTCGACTTTGGTTACGGCTCGCCCTTCCTTCTTACAAATCGCCATCAATGAGGCAGCGATAGTGGATTTGACAGGACGACTGAACTTTACCGCCAAACATGCTTTTTGAAGAGGTGCCATCTTTGGTGGCAACTGATTGGCGATACAGATGATGGGACAGGTGGACTTCCGAATCAAATCAGCAAGCTCGCCAACGCCACCACGGTCTTGTGCAGTAAATCCATCGACTTCATCCATGACAACCAGTTCTTTGCGTAGCCGTTTCATGTCAAGCGCAAAGAGACCACGTAACATGGAAATGGACCGTGTATCGGACGCATTGTACTCGGTAACGACGTATCCGTTATGTTTGGCAAGGAGATGAGCAACGGTACTTTTTCCGATACCAGGAGGTCCAGAGATCAATGCTCCGCGCCCTTGTGTGGGCCAAGAAGCCAGCCAGGAAGTGAGTTGAGCGATGGAGTCTTTGTGGCCAATGACATCGGCAAGAGTGGTAGGAGCATAGGCATCGACCCATAAGTTTTCGTGAACTGTTTTCTTTTCGATAATGGGCGGAATACAAACAATGGAACAGCCGAGACGGACTGCTTCTTGGTAGGAAGCAGATTCGGTAATGGGGCGTCCATCGTGACAATGCGTCCCTGCGTAAAGAGTATAACCTTTTCGAAGAACCTTGTGAATGCGGGCTCCTGGAGGTGGAACCGCATTACCGGTGACGACGATATCCATGGGTAATTCTTAAAAATTGATGTGACAGACATCAATTTTTAGAACTTAAACTTATTCCATCCAAGTAGAAGTAGTCATGAATTCAAATACAACCCCTACCGATGTACATGTCATTACGGAACTAGATGTATACGAGTCTACCATTCGCAAGGCGACCTCGATGGGGGACTTGAACGCATCGCCGTTGGAAGCCCCGCAACACTATTCATGGAGCGATGTAGAAATGGAGGAGAAACTTATTCCAAAGGAGCCAAAGGAGGAGCCAAAGGAGGAGCCAAAGGAGGAGCCAAAGGAGGAGCCAAAGGAGGAGCCAAAGGAGGAACCACCTACAACACCTGTGATGGAAGAGCCAAAGAGTCTGGTAGAGAAAGAACAAATCGCAGAGTTGGTGGAGAAACTGATGACGGAGATTATGGCAAGAAACGAAGTGGTGGAGAACGTAAAGAAAGCATCTGAGATAGAGTCAGACGACGACATGCCGAACTTGGTGGAGATGGATTCAGACAATGATAGTATGCCTGATTTGGTGAATTCAGAGGATGACATGATGTTCACGTGCCCTCATGAGGCTCTGATGGAGGAATCGGAACAGGAGAGTGAGACAAGTGAAGAGCCAGATGACTCAGACTCGGATTATGTGCCGTCGGAAACGGGATCGGATGATTCGCGTAAGGGTGCGTCATACACATCGGATACATCGGATACATCAGATGGATCAGAAATCCGCACCATGCGTGTTGTACGCAAGCGCAACGCAGCGATTCCATCAGAGATTACCTATACATTTGTCATTCTGGTGGTACTTTACATCTTGAAGGTGATGTATCTGATGGTAGACGCATCGATGAAGAATCGCTATCATGCGTGTTACTAAACCAAAGGTATGAAACCAAAGGCACAAAACCGAAGGGTATAGAACGGGTTAAAACACGTTCTTCAACAAATACCGCGCAATCACAAATAACACACCACCCCATAACGAATCCGCAATCGCAAATTTCCAATCATACCGTTCGAACACGGCATAATTAGTAAATTCGTATATCGTATAAGTAGCTAAACCGTAAAGAAATGCCTGTTGATAAGAAGCGGTCTCCAATAATAAATAGGCCAATGCGAGATAGACAACGGCTCCACTAAGAAAACGAAACGAAACGGCTTCTCCTTGAATACGTTCAATCATAGCACGACCAAAGATACCAGCGGTGCTAAGCCAAAAGATGTCTACAAAAAAAAGGGTAGCGGCAGTTTTCAGATAGGCGTTCATTCTATGAAGTCTATTTATTTTTGTTGTGTATTTTCGAGTATTTTTTAGAACTTCGTTACTAAAAAGCAGAAATGGAGACCATCAAGTTGGATGCTTTCAATACGAATCTTCATGGATGCCGAATCTTATGTCAGGGCCCGTTTCCCAAACAGTACCCGCCCATCATGGATTCGATTCAGAAGTTACGAGAACCATTCAAGAAGAAAATCTTGTTGACCAATACGCCATTTGGAATTAGCAAGTACCTTCCGATGGCGTATGATACGGTGTTTCATATCAAGGACACCGCGGACTGGACATTGCTTCTAACGTATATTACCTATGCTCCGAAACCACTCCTTGTGGTATCAGAAGATATCGTGATTCCGGATGGATTGTGGCCAAAGATTACTCGTCAAACGACATTTGTGAATTTTGCGGCTTCGCTCGTGTTTTCGGGCAGACCTTATGATGCAATCTTTTTTGCGCCGATGGAGGATGTTTCGAATGTGTATGCAGACTATGTGTACAAAATGCTACAGAGTCTGTATCGTGCGTCGTATTCACCGAAAGAACACAAGGAGATCCTACAAGAACTTCGTGTGGCACAAGCGGGACTGGTATGGTCGAAAGTAGAAGAGGAATCGCAGGGAGGAAGTGTATGCTGGTATGATCCGGTAGCGATTCAAGCGACGGACCGGTTAACACCGAATCAAATGGCGGAGATTCTTACTGCATTGGCGGGACAGATGCGGAGTTAAATCTAGTCGCACGCATTGGAGCGGCTGTAGCAGCAGCGATTTGCGCTTTCCAGTTATTGGAACGATAAGGTTTAAGAACAGGAGTTTCGTGTTCTTTCGATTCTTCTATAACTTGATTCATGGTTGGACGGTTTTGTGTAGAAGTGACACGACGAGCATATTCTGCTTGCGCTTCATTCTGAGCGACATATTCTGCTTGCGCTTCATTCTGAGCGACATAGGGAAAATCATACCCCATGCTGGCGGCCGGATTATAGGCAGCGGCGATGGGATGTAACGCAGGCGGAGCGGATACAAAAGGAGCAGCAGCAGCGGCTCGACGAGCATTAGACTCGGCAGAAATCCGCGCAATGTGGCTTACAACTGGTGCTCTGGCTCGACGAGCATTAGACTCGGCAGAAATCCGCGCAATGTGTTCCTCTACATTTTTCTTATCTCCACCACGAAGGGAACGACGAGTACGAGTACGACGAGTGCGTTGCTTGCGTTGCTTGCGTTGCGTGCGTTGCTTGCGTTGCTTGCGTTGCTTGCGAGTGGACATCTCTATAGGTTCCTTCTATTTCTTTTCAAGCGTCTTCACTTCTTGAGTATCCTTT